TAATTTACTTACAAGGGCGCTGTCTTCCATTTATATCCCCTAAAACAAAATAAGAAAAGAGAATAGTAATATTTTTGCCCGAAAAAGCCTGAAAACAAAGGGGTGTGACTTATTTTGCGGATTAACGGTAAGTTTTACGAAAGATGCAAAAAGACCGTTTTAATACCGTTTTAGTATCATTATAGAAGTTATTCTACTGTTAGGGTGTTAAATATACCGTTAGGCTAGTGAAAACAGCTTAAAAAGGCTTTAAATGAAATTGAAAACCGCCAAAACTGGCGGTTTTTTTTATGTCAAAAAAATAAAAAAAAGTTGATTGGTGTGACAAATGGCGTTACAAATGGCGTTACAAAACAGTGTGTTTTCATGCTTGTAACTAAGTGCCAAATGTCATAATTCAAGCTAAAAGGTAAAAAAAACCTTTCAAACTGACCCCCAAAAGCCACTTTTATAGAAGTGTTTAATTCTTGTAAGCCTTGAAAACACTACTTTTTTACTGTTTTTAGTTAAGTTTTTTATTTTTTTCTCGAAGTATTTTTATAATTTGGCTTTGAAGCTCTATTTTATCTAGCAGATGTTTGATCTCTATAATATGTGATTTGCAATTGTGGCATGTGGCTTCTATTCCGTAGTTAGGCCGTGGTTCGTTTACTATTTCTTTTTGTTTGATCATTGCGCCAGTTCCATAGTATAACCAGTTTGGATTTAGCTCAGGGAATTTATTTATAATTTTTTCTAAAGAACCTTGTGACAAACTGCCTCTTTCTCGCGCTTTTCCGATTAAACCGTTACTTATTCCAGTTATTTTTGTGATTTTATTATCATTTAAACCTTTGTAGTTTAAAAACTTGTCTAATCTTTTGAAAAATTCGCTCATTATTTCTATATTTTATTTGGAACATATAGAAATAGTTTTATATATTTGCACCTGTACTTTACACCTGTAAATTACCAGTGCAAATATATAAAAATACAAACATGTCAGAATATATAGAAATAAAACTACATCCCGAGGATAAGGCCCAGCTCAAAAAACAATTCGGCTGCTCACGTCAAACAGTTACAATGGCTTTAAAAGATTTTGTAAAGTCTAAACTTTCGCGAGAAATACGTACAGCAGCTCTTGAAATGATTGAGGAGAATATAAAAGCTGTAAAACAGTCAACCGAAAACCAAAACGCCAGTACGGCATCAACTGAAACGCAAAAAGCCTAACCTATGTTTGAATACTATAATAATGTGTTATGTGTTTATGGTAGATGGTTAGCCGATCAGGGAATTATGTCTGATGGTTATCAGAGGCAATTAAAGCGGACTAAAAAAATTACTGTTGCAAGACATGGTTGCAGAAATACGCCAAAGCTTATTGTTTTTGATTCGTTGGCTCCTAATTTTAGGGATCAGGTGGTTGAAATTACTGGCGATCCTTATCTGACAACCAAGAACCACAAGTTTACTGATTTTATAGAAAGCGATTTAGAAGCGGTAGAGTTTTTCAATACATACACGCGCGACAATGGCAAGGAGTTGCCCGATACTGCTAAACGTGACTATATATGTACTGCTAACATTTTTAACGCTATTAAAATAGTGTTTGAAGACCGTTCAAGTGCTAAAAAAGCATTTGGAAAAAAGACGGGTACCATTTTTAAAAGCATTGCCAAAGTTATACATGAGTTACCAAAAAACAACTACCCGCATTCTCTACCTAAGAATTACCGAACGCTAAAAATTAGATACGATAAGTTTATAGAAAACGGTTACGAAGGTATCATTAGTAATAAGTGGGGAAATAAAAATTCTGAGAAAATTAACGATTCTGCTAAGGTGTGGCTTATTAGCCGAATGGCAAACCAAGTTGAAAAGGTGGCAAATATGGCACAACTGCTATATGAGTATAATTTGAAAGCAGATAAAAATGAGTGGCTTAAAATAATTGAAACCGATACCATTTATAACTTCTTACACAAGCCTGAAATTAAATACTTGTGGTACGGTCACCGATATGGTGAATTGAAAGCAAAAGAAAAATACACATATCAAAACAAGACTTCAATGCCATCAATGCGAGATAGTTTATGGTATAGTGATGGTACCAAATTAAATTTATGGTACAAGGATGCTAACGGCAAGCCGGCAACGTGCCAAGTTTATGAAGTAATGGATGCTTACAGCGACGTATTTCTAGGGTACCATGTTTCACCTACTGAAAATTTTAAAGCGCAGTTTAGTGCTTACAGAATGGCGGTGAAGGTTTCGCAAGCTAGGCCTCACCAAACTAGTTTTGATAACCAAGGCGGGCACGGCAAATTGGAGGCTGGGAACTTTTTAAATAAAATTTCTAAAATAGCCAGTAAAACCAAGCCTTATAACGGTAAATCAAAAACCATTGAAAACGCCTTTAAGCGCTTCCAAATGGAGGTAATGAAAAAGTTGTGGTATTTCACCGGACAAAACATTCAAGCTAAATCACCCGAAAGTAAGGCGAATTTAGAGTTTGTACAGGCGAATTTAAAAAACTTATTACCCCTTTCAGAAGTAATTGCGCAATACGAGGCGTTGCGAAACCAATGGAATGCACGCCTTCACCATGCCACCAAAATACCGCGCATAGAAATGTACCGAAGTAGTCTTAATCCTGAGGTACCCAAGCTTAGCTATTGGGAGCAGATTGATATTTTTTGGATTGAAAAACCAAAGCCTGTACAGTTTACTGCCTACGGGATGAATTTTGAGCTTGACAAGGTGAAGTATAGCTATTCTGTTTTGAATGCTGACGGAATGCCGGACATTGAGTTCTTAAGGTCAAATATTGATAAGAAGTTTATAGTGAAGTACGATCCCGAAGACATGACGCTAATTTACTTGTATGAGAAAACAGCATCAGGCCTTGTTAGAGTTGCCGCAGCTGAAACTACAGTAGTAACGCACCGAAATATTCAGGAACAAGAAGAATGGGAAGCTGAATGGCTACAACGTGTAAATGAAATGAACGAAAAGTCTCGTGTTGATGTCCGCGATAGAATGCAACAGATTTTAGAAGACCACGAAGCTACACCGGAGCATTACGGTCTGAACAGCCCTAAAATTAAAGGGATTGAAACAAGAAAGAAAAAGAAAAAAGAGCCTAAGGTGGCGGACTTCAACAAAACACTATCAAACCAAGTGCCTGCACTTAGTGATGGTGACGACGAGGGGTCACCATGGGATTTAATATAAACCAACCATATCCAGCAATATGAAAAGTACAGAAAAAGAGTTAATTATTACAAACCTTAATAAACTGGTTGAGCGACTAGGAAGCCAAAACAAAGCGGCTAATTTTCTAAACGTGTCTAGCGCTACAGTGTCACAGATTATTAACGGAAAACATGAGTTGATAAGGGATGAAATGTTTATGAAGGTTAAAAATAACCTGAATGCCCACAATTTAAAGCACCAAATAGCAGAAACTCACAATAAGCAGAAAATTGACTTCTTTTTAAAAGATGCGAAGGAGTTTAAGAGCGTTCACGGCATTATTGCGCCTGAGGGGAGCGGTAAGACTCAAAGCGCTGAAACATTCACTGAAAACAATAAAAACACCTACCACATTAAGTGTAGCGAGTACTGGAATAGAAAATATTTTGTGCAGCAGCTGCTTTTAGCAATGGGTGAAGACCCTGAGGGGTTAACCACGCCAGCTTTAATGGATAAAATTATTAGAGTGCTTTTAGTAAAGCAGGACCCTACCATTATAATTGACGAAATAGATAAGCTTTCAGACCCTGTTTTGTACTTTTTTATTACGCTGTACAACCTTTTAGAAGATAAATGCGGAATTGTAACCCTAGCCACTCCTTACTTTAAGAAACGACTGGAAAACGGTGTACGCACCAACAAAAAAGGGTACCGCGAGATTTATTCACGCCTGGGCAAAAAACTAATAGAATTACCTGAACCTACTTCAACTTGCATGACTCAAATACTACTAATTAACGGTATTGATAGCCGCAAGAATATCCAGGACATAATTAAAGATTCACAAAGCGATTTAAGGCGTGTTAAAAAGAAAATTAGCGCTAATAACCGCAAAAAAGCTGCTTAAAACATGGCAGAAGAAATTAAAATAAAAAAAGCACTCACCATTGAAAACTTGTATGCGAAAAATTTCAAGCTATTTGAATTTGACGGACGGTTTGCCGACACGTTTGGGAGGAAAGTTGAAAGTACTGCAGTTTGGTTTTTTTACGGCCACAGCGGAAACGGTAAAACGGGTTTTATGTTAGAACTAGCTAAATACCTTACAAAATTTGGAAAGGTGTGTTACAACACGCTTGAAGAAGGCCCCCGCTACTCTTTTAGATTAGCAGCCAAGCGCGCAATGATGTCGCAGGTGGCTCGCAAGTTTGACATGGTTAGCGAAAGCACCGACGACCTGCTTTTAAGAATGGCTAAACGACGAAGCCCCAGTGTTTATATAATTGACAGCTTCCAGCATAGCGGATTGAACAAAAAGGCTTATTTGGAATTTAAACGCAAAGCAGTTGAGCTTGGTAAAATGGTAATTTTTGTGAGCCATGCCCAGGGCAGAAGACCCGAAGGAAGCGCAGCACAATTTGCTGAATATGATGCCGACATTAAAGGCATGATTGACGGGTACCGTTTTTTTCCGAAAAGCAGATACGGCGGAAACCAAAAGTATGATATATGGCCGGAAATGGCCGCTCGAATACACGATAATGTTCAATAATATGAAATTGATTAAAAACCTTTTAAACCTAAAAAATGAAAAATTCAGAAACAAAAGAACTAGAAAGAATGCAGCCAACCAAGGTACAGCAATCAAAGCAGGGCCGCACTTCATGTCGACAGTTTATCCAACAGGCAATAGGCTTTAGTGATGAAGACATGTTTGAATTTGTAACCGACTTAGGCGAACAGTTTTTAAGACTTCGTTACAATTCACCGCAGAACTATAAGAAACATGCTTACTCAGTAGGCTACTGGAACTGGTTTAATGCTGAATTTGACGAATTACTGGCAGTATTAATTAACTATAACAGCATGAACAGTAAAGTAACCACTTTAGACAAGTTTAGCAAGTTTTTTAAGGAAATGCCAAATGACAAATACCTTGAAAAATCATTCATTTTAAATTACAAGAAAACCATAAAAAAAAGCATATGAAAACAGATGTAAAAACGCTAATGACCGACAGAATGCCACAACTTGTGGGCAGTGAGGTTTGGCACGACGAAAAAGGGCACCATGTGCCAACTAAATACCTTAGCAAAAGCGATAAGCTAAAGGAAAAACAAACCGCTAAAATTTTAAAAGAAGCCCTTGGCATGCACGAAAAGCTCTCTAACTTTAAAAAAGTAGTAGCCGATATTTCTATTGCGGTTTATAATGCGGTAGCTAAAGAAGACCGTACACCATTGTATGGTGAACCTGCCAAGGATGGCAAAGTGAAGAAAGGAAACTTCACCTATTTTAATTTTGAAAGAACTATTAAAGTAGAAGTAAATATTCAAGACCATATTGAATTCGACGACCTGCACATTGGAAGCGCTAAAACAAAGTTTGATGAATTTTTAGCCGCCGAAGTAACTACCAAAAACGACTACACAAAAGCACTTATTACTGGCGCATTTGAAAGCAAAAAAGGAAAGTTAGATGTTAAAAAAGTGTTTGACCTACTAGCTAAGCGAGTGGTTATAAAAGATAGCTTATTCCAGGAGGCTTGTGACCTTATTGAAAAGTCTATCCGCCGACCAGACAGCACTACTTACTTCCGTGTGTCTGTTAAAAATGAAAACGGCAAGTTTGAGACTGTTAACCTTAATTTTTCATCAATATGAATTTAAGTTTAATAAGAGGTAGAGCCAAAAAAAAGCAGTACAAAGTGATTTGCTTTTTAGAAATGGATGGCGAAAAGATAAAGCAATTTAACACCCTTACAAAAGCCTTTAGCAGACGCGAAGCCGTGAAAAATGTAAACGCTAAATTAAAAATAATAGCGCACAGTGCGCAAGTAGAAAAAACAGGGTAGTCACTCATTTTTAACAGGCTTTTTTGTAGCCTGCAATTTGTGCTGCCGCCGCTGTTGTTAGCCCTAAGTAATAATAACAACAGTTAAGGTTAAACGGGTAGTGACTGGTAACTTGTATTTACCTAAAGCCAAAAACAAAATGACAGCACGGAACAGACGGCATTAATTTAAAACAAAATATTATGTCCAGTATAGAAGAAAAAATGAGTAAGCAGGTTGAAGCAGCACTAACTGCAATGAGTAAATTAAATTTTGACAGCTTTATGCCAATATTTGATCAAGCATGGGAAGAAGCTATTTATGAACTTTCAAAAAAAGAATTAATTGATCATTTTGTGCAACCAAGCATTGGCGCGGCAAAGCTCACGGAGAAAGTTATAAATGATATGCAAATAACCGCGGAACGCTTAAAGCATATGCGAAACTTTGCAGATCAAGAAAACCTTTTAACCATTGAGCGAAACGGTAAATTAATTAAGGATTTAAGAAACAAGATTGAAACACTTGAAGCTGAAAAAAATATACTACTAGGCGGTGGCAAAGGAACTGAATCTTTTACCAAAGAAGACATTAAACCATCCTTCTACTGCGGAAACCACATGTGCGTGGGCAATGCAAAAACAGTTGCTCAAATTGATTTTTTCATTAAAGATTCTGCACAAGCAAATGCAGAATTATACCACCAAAAAAACGTAAACGCCGAAGCTATTCAAAAAATTAGCAAGCTTCAAACTGAATTAGCCAAGGAAAGAAGACAACATAACTTGTTGAAAGTACAAGCAAGCACTTTCAACCAGCCTGATTGTACAAAAATAACTAACCTAAAAACCTTTACAAAAGCCGTGCATGAAAACGCTAAATCAAAAGGGTTTTATAATGGTATTGTTGAGTTACCAACGTGTTTGGCTTTAATTCATTCAGAAGTTTCCGAAGCCTTGGAAGTACTGAGAAAGCATGATTCCACTAAACACCAGTTAGAAGATAAAGTAGACGTTGATGATGTTTTAATGGCTTATGAGGCTGGCGCAGTTGGTGTGATTGAAGAATACGAAGTGAAAATAAAAAACACTTTCGCCGCAGAACTAGCAGACATTGTTTTGCGCGTTTTTGATCTCAGCGAATACGTTGGCATAAACATAGAGCACCACCTAGTGTTAAAAAACGCTTACAATAAGTCACGACCAGCCAAACACGGCAAAAACTTTTAAACAGCGTTAAATCCATGTTTAAAGCATACTTCGCCATAGAAAAGAAAATAGCCGTTCAGCACCCCCATGCTGGACTGGCTAATGCTGACGAAAAAGACGAGTTTCGTAAAAGTGTGATTGACCAGTTTACGGGAGGCCGTAAAAACAGTTTAAAAGCACTTTCTGCCACAGAATACCGCGAATTTATTAAATGGCTTCCTACCGCCTTTAAATTAACTACAGAAGACTGGAAGAATAGCCCCGAAAACAATATGCGGTTAAAAGTAATAGTGTTACTAAAAAAGCAAGGTTACAAGCTGCCAAACGGAAAAGCAGACATGCCCCGTATTAATGCCTGGGCAAAAACGCACACCGCCGCCAAGGCAGAATTAAACAGCCAAACAGTACCACAGCTTATAGCCACTATTAACCAAGTTCAAATAATGTACACTAAATACATAAACCATGCATAAATTATTCATTTACCAACACAAATCAGGCATTTTTATGGTGGGATACCGACATGGGCGCTTAAATAAAGTAAGCGTGTCTTTAGCAGCGGATAAAATAGACTTTGACGGTGTTAAATCCGATATTGAATTTTTAGAAAATGAAATGGACTTTAAAAAATTCACCCGAATATGAAAAAGCTAAAATTAACAGCCCTGCAAATTCCGTCATTTGTTCATTTATTAAACAATTTTGAACACCACGTAAACCCAAACTACAATTTGCTAGAGTATAAAATGGTGCAGGCCTCATTAAAAGAGGTGCTTTTAAAGCTAATGGCTAAAATGCTTAACCAAAAAGCCAAGTGCAATCTTAATTTAACGGATGTGCAGCACCTAGCCATAAGTAGCTATCTGCAGTATTCCAAGTTTGATGAATTAGACCCCTTTACCATTGGTTTGGTAGCAAAATTACAAAACGATTTAAAATGAAAAAATACATAGTAACATTTGGCAGTAGTAACGTGAAGTTGCTAATAGCTTACAATTTAGAAAACAGGTTGTGCGAATTTGTGCTTGAAGGCGACTTTACCGAAAATCAGCATAACTTTATTTTAACCAAACTGCCCCGTACCTCCGACGGAATTGCGCTACTTAGGCAGGTACCAAAACTAAAAGTAACCGAGGTAGAACAGGATTTAAGCTTTGGCACCTTTTGGGACCAATACGGCCACAAAGTAGGCAACCGAAACCGAGCCATTAAGCTTTGGGAAAATATGCCTCCTGCAGAAAAAGCTTTGGCGCTGGCGTATATAAAAAAATATAACCAGTTTTTACTCCAAAGCAACGGTGTGCAAAAGCTTTATCCCGAAACTTACCTAAACCAAAAACGCTACGAAAATGGCTAGAGACATAGATATACTAATGCACAGGGACGGCTTAATAAAAGCAGAATACTTACGGCTTCGTAAAAAACGCCACCCCATACACAACACACAGCTGCATACCGAAGAAACAATTTGGAAAATGCTAAGAATAAAGTTTTTTGTCAGCGAAAAAACAGCCGAAAACATAGTTTACAACAGAGTTAATTATAAACAAAACGACCATGAAACCAATCATTAAAAAATACTACCCTGCAGATGTTTGGCAGGCACCACTTAATTACTACGCCAGGCATAACATGCTAATTGGTGGCTTAAAGTTTACCGTATTAAAAGTTACTAAAAAATTTGTAACCCTAAAACACATAGCAACAGGTAAAGTAGTGCAAGTTCACAAAACACGCCACTTTAAAAACCACCCAACGGAACTGCAGCAGTTTTTTAGCAAAACCGCTAAAATTTTAATACTAATGCACGTGTTTTTAGTGGTTTTTATTGCCTTTAAATACTACAATGAACAGCCCAATACGTCATTTTTTAATTACCTAATACAAAAACTATTTTAATATGAAATTTTTTAAAGTGACATGTACAAGCCCAGGGCAATCAGCACAAATGAATAAGTTTATTTTTGCTAAGGATGAACAAAGAGCGATATCTCAAGTTATTAAGGTATTGCCAAAAATATATTGTGGCAAATTAGAAGTTTTTAAAATTTGTGATAAAATAGAAATAATTTACACCATTAAAGAATGAAAAAGCCCTACACCACCTTTACTCCTGCAGAAGATAGTTTTATTAAAAAAAACTACCTAAAAATGCCTGTTAAAAGCATGGCTAGGGAAATGGGTAGAAGTGGTTTTGGTGTTAGTAACCGCATGAAAATTTTAAAACTAAAGAAACCTGCAGAACTTGTGGAACAGCACCGACACGTTAGCCGGTATAAAAAAGGACGAAATAACCCAAATAAAGGTAAAAGCCGTGACGAGTTTATGACGGCTGAACAAATTGAAAACAGCAAAAAAAACCAGTTTAAAAAAGGCATAATACCGCATAACCTCGTACCAATTAACACCGAGGCTGTCCGTGAATTTAAAAATGGCGGCAAATACGTTTTTATAAAGCTAGGCACTAAAAACTGGCAATTTAAGCACCGTGTTTTATGGAAGCAGCACCACGGAAAAATACCTGCAGGTAAGGTTATTACTTTTATAGACGGCAACACATTAAACTGCGTTATTACTAACCTTAAACTAACCACAAAAAGCGAGATTATGCGGAATACCGCCAATACCTACCACCACCAAACCCCCACCGAAATAAAAGACGCAATAAGCGCACTAAATAAATTAACTAAACAACTTAAAAAACAAAAGAATGGCACGAAACAAAATGACTGACGTTAGAGATAACATGATAGAAGCAATGGAGCGACTAATTAGTGGCGACATGGACGCCAAAACAGGACAGGCAATAGCTAGCCTAGGAAAACAACTGGTAGACACAGCAAAAGTGGAGGTAGCATTTATTAAAACCACAGGCATAGCCGGAAGCACTGGCTTTATAAACATAGCCGACCCCACCGAAGCCGAAGCACAAGAAAAACAAAAGCGACTGGAACAGGCAAAGCAAAGTAAGTTTAACGTAGAAGGCGCCAAGGAAATTGGCCATGTGAAGTGATGGGTATGACAGATGAAAAAATACTCTTAGAATTTGCAAGCACTTATGGCGACTTTGGTACAAATAAGCAAAGCAAAATATATGAAGACGTTATGCTAAAGTTTGCTAAGTTTTACCATGCTAAAAAACAAAGAGAGTTTTTAGGTGGTGTTGTAAACCAACGGGAACAGTTAATTAATTTCCTTCAATTTTTAAGTGAACAAAAAGCGTTGACTAATGGAAGTACTATTTTAGTTGAACGATTTTTAGAAATTAGTTAATTGTTTACAACGACGCTCTGGGCTATGATTTCGTGCCTATACAAAACGGAACTTTGAATTAAACTAACATTAGCAAGGGATGAATTATAGCCCTTGTTATCAACTGATAAAATTATGGACAAGTTAAAACAAAAAGTACTTGAATGGACGAGAGGTTTGCCAATAGAAGGCAATACAAAAGAAGAATTGAAAGCAGCGGTAAAAACTAGACTCTGGGATTTAGAGTGTGAATTAGACCAAGAAGCCAATGCCTTCTATGATGAAATAGACAAATTAGATATACCAGACGAATAATTTTATTTGTTTACTAATGACTAGTGTATGTGCCGTTTGAGGCACGAAAATGGAATATAAACTTTGTAAGCGTTCGTTTTTGAGCGTTGGCATTAATAAAAAAAAGATGAGTAAAAATAAGAAAAAACGAATTGACAAAGTAACGACCGAAAGGCTTGATATGGCACTTAGAATGGTTGGTATACAATTAAATATTGATTTAATTGATAGAGTTATAGACCTTGTAGAACTGATAGAAGATAAAGGTGGAGATACAAGCCTAGAGGACGTAATTAAGTTGCAGGCAGAATGGAGAGCCTAGGCAAATGAATGCTAACAGATGTTTATGTGGCTTACACTTTGGCAGATGAAGAGTTTTGCGGAAATGAGCAATCTAGCAGTGAATTTTTGGCGTTAACAACGTTAGGCGATTTTTTTACACAATTACATGAATCACAAATAAATAAACAATAATTTAAAAACAAGAAAAACATGAAAAATCTAATTTTAATTTTAACACTTAGCTTCTGCAGTTACACTGCGGTTGCTCAAATATCTCCGTACTACCCAAACCGACCTACAGTTGAAAAAGGTACAAGTGCCGGCACTTACACTGGTCTTAATTTTTTCATGCCTTTGGTAGAGGGTTATTTAAGTAGGAACTATTTTACACTTGAAAATTCTTTTTACAAGAAAGAAACAAAAATTTTCACTTACACTTTTGTACAAAAGTTTGCTGCTAATGGCAATAAACCTGCAAAGCTTCACTTTAAATTAAAGGTTTTTTTAATTGATGGTCAGTTTGTAATAGAATCTTACAAAATAACAGGCACTGAGCTTCATTTGCTTAGTTTTTTTATAGGTTATTGGCCTACTTCAATTCAGTTGCCTGAAAAACCAACAAAAGGCTACATAGCAAAATCATATTTTTTGCAGGATGAAATAGTTTTAAGCTATTATACAAGTTACAGCATAGCGGTTAAAAGTAATTTAAAGCATACGCCTGCTTCTTTTACTGAATGGTACAAGGGATTGCTTGTAAATAAAGAAAGTGAGTAGCTAAAAAAAATTAGGCAGCAACCACACACACAAAAGGGCAGGCCATTACGGTCTGCCCTTTTTTTATTTCCGTTCGGTGGTAATTCTTAATGATGGGCTTACCTCCGTTAAGTTATCGGGGCAGTTGCTGTAGTCATACAGGGTGCATTTAAAGCCTATCACCATTTCTTTTATCTGTTCGTAGCTGTTTAGGGAGGTGTGGTTCCTTGTAAGCTTTCCGCTTATATGAATACTCCCCTCCGTGAGTGTTTTGCCTTGTATGGCTTTAAAAGCACCTTGTGCTAGTTCCATTATCTTAGTTGGTTTGTCGCTTAGGTCCATTACACCAAGGTGAATGTAAATAACGGTGTCGGCTTGCTGTACTTGGTTGCCGGCATCAGTCCAGTTTATAGGGTTTTCAAATTCAACGTATGCAGCAGGGTATTTTACAGCCTTTGCCTTTTCGGTTTGGTCAAATTGGTTATTCCAGTAATCAATCGTTTTAACGGGTTTAAAATGGGTTTTAAACAGTGTTTCAGTAGCGTTATAAAATGGGATGTACATTATTTTAGTAGTTTTTTAATTTCCATGGCTATTTTCTTTTCTATGCGCGTCTGCAGGGTTTTACTTGGTCCCATAAATTGCCTTGCTGGCATGGTGCCACCTCCTTTGCCAAATACATTCAGTTTGCCCCCTTCATTTATAATTTTAGCATAGGCCTTTGTATTGTATATTCTCACAATTCTGCCAATTCTGCTGTATTTAAAGGCGCTCATTAGTTCCTGCGTTTCGCCACTTAATATGGGGCGTTTGGTGGCGGCGGTGCTAAAGTTGGTAATGCTGTCTTTTTTCCGCTTTTCTTTGCCAGGGCGCTTGGCAGTTGAACCGTATTTAAAACCATACCAACTGCTGGTAGAATCACGCCTTTTTACGTCGTCCCATTTTTTTAGGGTACCATTTGTAAAGCCCAATTTTTGGAAGCTTTCTTTGTAAAAATTAACTGCCTCGGTACCTATAATATCATGCACTTTGGTATTGGCAAATTTCTGTAGTTTTTCAAACTTTGCTATGGTGTTTTTTAATTCACTCATTGCGTAATACTTTCATTTGCGCCTTTATGCTTGCTTTTTCTGCCTTGCTAGTGTTCTTAACCATAGGGTGGCTATTGGTGAAAATGGCTTTTTCTTTGGCAGCGTTTCCGGCTATACCTGCAGGTGACAATAGTGCCGGTACTTCGCCGGGCGTTTCTTCTTCATCAGTATTGGTTACGTTGCATAAGCAACCCCAGCCGTTTGGTGGCAGAATAGAATCCCAAATAGGGTCGTTAATTGAGCGTATCAGTCCATAGTATTCTTCATGCTCTTTACGTGGCGTTCCTGCCCTGCTTGGCATGTATTTAAGGTTTGAGTAAAGGTCTGCGGTTTTTTGGTATTGGGTGTATTCTTGGGCAGTTCTTGCGCTCCTTACGGCTAATACATATTCGGCATTTAGCCAGTTTACGTCATATTCGTCGTTAATGGAAAGTGCAGCTCTTTTAAAGTCGTAAAAGCTTCGTGCTTCTCCGTTTTCGTCGGTTAAGGCATCAACTATGTCTTTACTTTTTTGGTGGTTTTTAAAGGCGGCAAATACGGTGCTGTTTTCCTTTAATAATTCTTTTAGTATAAAGTCATCAGTTCCTTCTTCGGCTTCGCCATATCCTTCTTCTATTGCCTCAGTGAGTCGTTCAACGGTTAAGTCAAAAAAGTATTTGGGTATGTCGCCCGCTTTTAGTTTTTGGTCGTAAAAATCCTTTATAATTTCCTGAATTTCTTTATTTGAAAAGAACTGGCTTTTTAATTGGGTACTTTTTTTACTAATGCCATACAGCTTATTAGTTTCTGCCCTTAACTGGTAAGGGCTTAGCCAAAAAAATTGGCTGAGTTGCTAAGGTTGTCTGCAGGTGTGGCTGTAGGTACCTTTTTAGGAATTACCGGAATGCCAAAGGTTGAATTTATCCATTCGGGTTCAATGTCGTAATGGTTTAGTAGTCCTTGCGCAATGGTCCAGGCTTCTTTTAAATCCTTTTGTTCAGCAAAATTAAAGGTAAATCCTTCAAGCGGGTAGCCAAGGCCTATTAATTTAGGAATAACATTGTAATTCACCCAGCTTTCTATAAATTGCTTGTCGGCCATTGTAATAGCACCGACAATTCTTTCGCCTACTTCTTCTTTACTTCTGCTGCCGCCTTTGCTGTCGCCACCTATTATGGCGCCGTTTACGTTTTCAGATAGTTCATTGTTACAAAAGCGCATTAGGTTGCTGTAAACGTCACCTTTCCCGTCGGTGCCTTGCAGTAGTTCTAGTTGGTCGTCAATGTCTATGACACTCCACCCAGCGGTGCCCATGTTAATTAACATTTGCTCCATGTTATTTAAGGCCCTTTCGTCTTTGGTATTGGTTTTACCAACACGCACCGGCATGCCAAAAATTTCGGTATATTCGCTATAAGCGGCTTGTGCAAAACGCTTATACAGTACGTGCGGTACACACTTGTTTAACAGTCCTAAATTATGGTTGTCACCCACTTCTAGCAAGTATCCGTAAATTAAAGGGTCTTCGCGGTATTGTACCCCTTCTTCGTCGGTTTCTTGTTTTAAAAACGTGCCAAATTCGGGTACCACATGGTTAGGCGGAATAATGCTAACGTTTGAAATCTCTTTCTTTTCGTTTAAATCGCCAATTTGTATGAGGCGGTGGCCGTAAAAAATACTTTCCATGGCCAGGTGCATGGCTTTGTAAAACCAAGGTTTTTTAAACATGGCCGTTTTTTCGTCGTCAATGTCGCCTTCGGTATTGTTAAGGGTAAACGCCCCACCAGTAATGGCTAAAATTCTTTTTTGAATCTCTGAACTTAAATGACTGTCAAGTGTAATTTCGTCATACAAGTTGTTTATTTGGTTTCGCCTTGGTTTCTCAACGTTTTCTGCCCTTTTTTGGGCTTGGCGCCAAAGGTCAATGTTTTGCCTTGCCCGGTTGTTTTGCTTGGCTATTACTTGGCTTAGCAGTTGGTGTCTGCCTTCGGTTTTTTTGGTGGCTGTTACTTTGGTTGGCATATTTTAAAAATAAAAGTTTTGTTTCGTGCCACTTCCGTAGCGCATTACTTTGGTTTTTTCTCCGTTTTCGTCGGTTTTTGGGCTGATTGATGGCGTAATGAAGCCGTCCGCCACTTTTTCTAACCATTTTAACGCCTGGTCATATCTGAGTTGCCTCAGCTCGGGCACATTTTCGGGCATTATGGAGGCGTGCAGGTGGTAGAGGGTGCAGTCAATGCAGTACATTACTATTAGCGCATTACGTCCGCCTGCAGTATTAAAAATATCGGCTTTATTAAACCGCTGATGCAGGTGGCTGTTTATTTCTTCAATGGCCATTAGTTCTGCCGCATCTATTCGCGCTGCAGTTTCGTCGCTTATAATGTCAAGCTCTTGTTGGTTAATAAGCGCCAGTAGGTCGGCTTGTGTTAAAAATTCCATAATTAAAACGTTCTTTTTTCGCGCACTTGCACGCGGTAATTAGTAGTGTTTCCGCTTCTAAACTTGTCTAAATAATCAAAGGCTTCTTTGTCGGCATCAGGGGCGTCGTCCTTTGTTTTGTAGCGGGGTTCTATCCCTTTTAATTGCCCCAAGCCTGTTTTGGTGCTGTTATGGTTCCGCAGGTGGTGGTTATATGTTACCCGTCCGTTTTGGTAGTCGGGGTGCATTTCCATTATTCTTTCAAACTTGTTTTTTTTGTTGGTGGGCGCTTTCACTAGGTGGAGTAAAAACCCGCACCTTTTTTCTTCTTCGGTTATGCAGGTTTTAATTTCTTGGTTCCAAAACTGCGCTTCAAACCTAAACGGCACACTTACGTTGGCGGGTAACTGTTTTTGAAAGTCGGAAATAAACCGAATGGCATCTTTTACGCCGCATTGGCGCACAAAGCAATCTATTAAATACTTATGTCCGTTTTTAATGCCCCAAATACGTACAGCATTATAATCGGCTGTTTTTTTATCACTCCATGCCACATCCCACGTTCCCACCATGGCATCCATGTGGCGCAGTTGCGGAATAGGTCCCCACTGTATCATATCGTCCGTAAAAACTTTGCCCTCTATGTGGGGTTCGTTGTTATATTCGGCTTCGGCTGCCAATGTGCCCATTTCTTCCAGGATCCTTGTGTAATGATCTGCTTTGTATTTTTGGTGCCAAGTTGGGCGCATGGTTCTTGTGCAGTAGGCGTTTATTCTGTTAACCACCCAAGCGCTGTTTTCTGCTATAATTTTATCAAAAATCATATTGGGCGAATACTTGTTTTGCGCCAATACTACCCGTCTATTGCCCCCGTCCATGGTTGGCATAACCGACCTTGTAAGCCAGTCGGCTAATATGCCTTGGCGTTGTGGGTTTTTTTGCGTGTCGCGGGTTTCCCAGTCGTCGCATACTATGTAGTCGGGTCTAAAACCGCCCACACGTAGTCCACGGGGTTCTACTCCCATTCCTATGGCTTTGCCTATAAATCCGTTTTTAGTTACAAAAAAGCCTTTTTGCCAAGTACCCTGGTTGTGTTGTTTGCCAAAGTCGTGAATAAGGCGTTGGTTGCTTTCAAAAATTGCCCTAAGGTCGTCCAGTAAAAGGTCTGCTTTGTCTTGGTTTTCGCCCACTACTAGCATAAACTTTATGTCGTTATTAATCCATAGCCAAAGCGGTACCGTAATATCCCCAACCACACTTTTAGCCAACCCACGCCCCCATTGGAGCCATGTTTTAATGAAGGGGTTCTTTTTAATTTTATTGGCCATTTTAACATGAAAGTCGGGCGTTTCAGTAGTAGCCAAGTGTGGCAGATAGTACTGCACAAAATACCGGTAGTCCTTTTTTGCCCTTTCAATCCTTAGCCTTTGGTCGGCTTTGGTTTCGGTGGGGTTAATGGGCGTTTCGCTTTTTATAAAGCTGCACAAGTTCCGCCAGTCGCGTATGGCTATTCTATTTTTAGTAGCGTTACTCATTTACGTTAATTTATTGTCGGCAGCTTGGTGCTCTACCCATTCGTTTACAATGTCAAGTATTACCTCTGTTTTGGCAGGGTAGGTAATGCTTACCCAGTGCATGAGTTCGGTAACTACGGTAATGGTTTGGTGCAGGGGTTGGTCTGATAGGGCGGTGAGTTCTTTAATAATTACCCCCTTGGCATCACTCAGCGCTTTGCTAGGTATGTTATTGTAATTGGTGCGTACTTCGTTATTAATGGCAGCTAACTGCGAATAGGCTTCTTTTAAAAGCTGAGGCCTTGTAATGGCTTGCGTGTCTTTTATGTCTTGCCAGTTTCCTTCTTCAATCCATTTGCGCAAGGTTTTTTCAGTCACCCGAACGGTTGGGTGCTTGGCTATTTCTTTCCTACTCATTTGGGTGTCGCAAAACAGGCGTTTTGCTGCCTGTTTTTTCAGTTTCATATCTGCCATAACTTACAAAGTTGGCTATATAAATGCGCGTTTCAAATTTTTGGTTATGTGACAGTATGTCATACTGTATTTAACAGCATATCAATTAAACCATGACGGAATGGCAGTTTTTTTACCTCAAAAAAGCCTCCCATATTTGTGCCCTGAATACATGGTGAAAGCCAAATTTTAAAGCTTAATTATATATGCCTCCTAAGTCTAAAAAAAACAAGCCTAAAGCACCCCGCCAATTTGTATTGTCGGATGGCGGTGAAAATAGCTATGGCTTTGCCATAGATATGACAAAGCTGCACCTTCAGCGTTTTTTAAGCAACCCCGTAATGTTACATAACCATGCTGGCCGTGTAGGAAGCTGGGACGGTATTATTACAAAAGACGGTCAGTTACTGGCTGTTCCTTCATTTGTGCCAAACGACGCAGATGCCGACAAGGTGAAAAACCAAGTTGACACTGGTCATTTACGCGGCGCCTCATTAGGTATTAACATTATTGATATTGACTGGTCCGGTGACGTACCATTGGCAGAAGTAGAAGTGCTTGAAGCTTCGGTAGTAGATATACCAAGTAACGCCACTGCTTTAAGCCTAAGTGCAAACGGAAAGCCTTCGTTTTGTGGCGTGGTATTAATGAATACCGAAGGGCAGCTATTAAGCGAATCGGAAGTTAAGCTTTCACTCCAAAAACCAAATTTAAAACCACAGAAAACTATGAATAAATTGACTTTAACAGTAGCTGCTTTTGCTGCTTTAAGCTTGGCAAATGATGCCACTGCAGAAGAAGTTAGCGCAAAAATTGAAGCCTTGAAGGCGGAAAACGTGTCGTTAACAGAAAAGTTAGGCGTTAAAACTGGCAAAAAAGCCAAAAAACTTGTAAACGCTGCTTTAGCTGCAGGTAAAATTACTGCCGACGAGGTGGATGAGTATTTAGAGCTGGCCACTGCCAAATTTGAATTTACCGAAAAGCAACTATCAAAGTTGCCAGGTAAGAAAACCTTAAAAGCTGACGAAACTAATACCACTGTTGTGGATTTAGTGGGCCGTGAAAAATGGACGTTAAGCGACTGGAAGAAAAAAGACATGGCAGGTTTAATTAACCTTAAAACGGTAAACCGAAATGCTTACGATTTACTATTCGCCTCCGAAGGCATAGACTTAACATAGAAAAACCCGAAACCAAGAATAAACAATCTGCTACCTGCACACGCAGCAGGTAGCAGTTTTTAAAACCAAACCCTAAAAACCAAAAAAACGTGAAAAGAAAAATTATTTTAAATAGAATCGTCGTTTTATCGCTCTTTGCTATGATCGGCTTAATGTTATCTGTTGCAGTTCCTGCACCTGCCATTGTGGTAGTGCCTGCCACTATGTTATCATTAGTAGTTGTTACTGTTGCCATGCCTCGTATTCCTGGCATTGCAAGTGCTGGCTTGAATAAAGAAATTTGGCTGAGTACATTAATGGAAGGCTTTTTTGCCGACGACACATTTGTAATGGAAAGTGTTGACATGAGTGAATTCGTTGACTTTAACACCATTAATTTAGCTGAGGCAGGGGTTGATCCCGAAGTGTTAATCAATAACTCCTCCTTTCCCATTGCAGTAGAAGAACGTGACGATAACGCCATTGCATTAGTGCTTGACAGTTATGACACGGTAAACACTAGTCACAAGAATTTAACAAGAATAGAAAGTGCTTATAACAAAATGGTTTCTATTGTAAACGGGCACAAACGTGCATTGCGTTTAAAAATGATGCGTAAAGCAGCACACGCTTGGGCACCTAATGGTAACACTGCCAACACACCTGTTATAACATGTACAGGAGCGGATGACGGAAACGGACGTAGAAAATTAACATTTAGTGACCTTGCAAGATTAGAAGCTGCGTTTGACGAATTAGAAATTCCAACGCCCGACAGGCACATATTATTAACGCCTACTTACAAGCAACACTTAAACGACGAAAACGCTAAGCTTTATAAAGAAATGATTAACGCTGGTGTGGTTTATGGCTTTAAAATGCACAAACTAAGTTCTGCTAACATTCCAACTTACAACGCTAGCACTGGTGTTAAAAATGCTTATGGCGCTGCCGCTGCTAACACAGATTCGCCTGCCGTTGTAGCTTGGTATAAGTACGAAGTTATGCGTTGTGTAGGTAGTGCAGATATGTTTGAAACATTGAAGGACCCAAAAACAAGAGCCGACATTGTTGGTTTCCAGCAAAGAGGTTTGTCAAT